CGCTCCTGCTGGTCCGGCTCGATCGCGGTGATCGACGCGACACCGATCTGACGCTTCTCCATGCCGTTGCGGTAGCGAGTCACCACCAGCAGGATGAAACGGTTGTCCGGCAGGGTGGACGACACCTCGATGACGCCGTTCGCGTCCGGCGTCGCATCCTCGAGCAGCGCCTGCACCGTCGGGTTCTGCTCGGCCAGACCGATCGTCACACCACGGCTGCCGTTGCCGGCGAGGGTGTAGCCGATCTGGAAGAACTCGAGCGCGTCGTCAGTCTCACGCGTGGGCGCAGGACCACCGTCCTGCTTGTACAGTCCGAGGCGCTTGAACGCCGCGGGCAGCACGAGCGGAGACGCGCCGAGAGCGGTCTTCGCGATGACGTTCGCCTCCAGGATCGGAGCGAACGCGGCCATGCCAGTGATCGGAACGCCGACCGCTCCGAGGTCGTTGCCCTGTTCGTCAGCAGCCATTGTGTTCTCCTTCGGTTGGGAAGAGCCAGGCGGTGCGCCGGGCCATGTGGACGGTCACGTCGGCTGCCGACGCGTCCGCAGGTGAATCGGGTTGGTGTCGGCTCACCAGGAGCCGGTGACGACGTACTCGGCGGTCATGTACCGCCGGGCGACGTCGAGCTCCTCGGTCACCGCATATGGGCCGTTGCAGCCATCCGGGACGACCGCGGCAATCGGAGTGCCCTGCACGAGCGGCAGATCCAGATCGAACAGCACCCCGGCGAGCCAGCGCGCCAGATCGTTCGCGGGCTTGTCGTTCTGCTTCGACCCAGCCAGGACCGATGCGCCGATGGACCGGTCGAACGTGGGGATGTCGAGGCGTGGCCCGGAGTCGTCCCGGATCACGATCACGGGCCGCTTGAGCGGCAGCGCGAGGTCGGCGGGTTCTTTGTTGCCGACCGTCACGGTCATGCCCTCGGACGCGGCCAGTGCGCGCACGTAGCCGGCCAGCCAGTCCTCCAGATCGGGTGGTGTGACCCTCACGACTTCGTCGCTTTCAGGCCGCGCGCCATCACGCCCCGCTTCGACTCGATGATGAGCGTCTTCGGGTCGTCGTTCACGACGCGTGTGACCCGCCGATATCGGGAGTCGCGATGCTCGATGTGGAATCCGTCGCGGTACTCACCGGAATCGACCGGCGCATTGGCCGTCATGTTCGCCATAGCCCGGGCGGCGGCCGCGTCCGTGATCGCCTGCACCGGGCCGCTGCGGAGGATGGTGTCGAACCACTGCTGGTTCGGCTCGAACGAGGTACCCCCGTTGCGTGCCATGAGGACCTCCGTTCAGCGGTCAGCCGACCGCTCTCGTCAGTGGGATCTCGCGCGGCGGTGTCCAGTTGGTCCATGGGTTCGTGTCTGCCGCCGGCGGGATGCCGTCGATGCTGTAGACCGGGCCGCCAGGATCGCCGTCACGGATGCGGTCGCCCTTCCGCACGTCCACGTCGGCGTCGCAGAACAGCGACTTCGACTCGAGCGCCTGTTCGCGGGTCGCGTCGCCGAGCATCGACGTGGATGTCTGAGCGATGAACGCGCCCGGGATGGTGAGCACGTCCGGGTTGTCCCAGTCGCCCGGGATCTGAACATCCGGGTTGTACGGGTCTGTGACCATGCCGGCGCGCAGCCGGCACACGGTGCGGCCGTGCGGGAAGCTCATGCCGCTCATGACCCGTACGTCTCCGGCCACATGCGGCTCAGAGGCCGCTCAGTTGGGAAGCTGCCGCGCGGCAGGCCCAGCGGAGCCGCCGACGCACACAGCGACCGCAGCGCCGCCCGGTCCTCCCGGGACCACGTGTTCGCGTCCCAGTAGTCCACGGACGCCGAACCGATCCGCTGCGCGCGGACCCGCCGCGACCCCGGAGCCGGTGCTTCAGCGAGCACGCCCTTCAGGATCGCGATCGCGTTCAGCCACTCGTCCGACCCGTTCTGGAACGAGTCGATGCAGGGGGCGATGGAGCGCGCCGCGACAAGCAGCCGCCGCGCCACGTTCTCATCGACTTCGGGGAAGTCGCTCTGGTCGATCACTCCACCGCCCCCTTTCGTATCAGGCCGAAGCAGCCGCGGTGACCGCGGCGAGCTTGTCGGCCTTGTTCTTCGCGTCGCTCAGGTCGACGCCGTGCTCGGACGCGTACGCCTCGAGCTCCTTCACGGTCCACTCCTCGGAGGGGTCACCCTCCGGGACAGCCGGACCCTCGACGGGCCCGGGCTTCTGCTCGGGCTCCGCGCCCTGGATGACGTTGAGACGGTCGAACCGTTCCAGGTCGTCCTCGTGCACGTCGACCTCGTCGCCGAGCTGACCGAACGTCCACACGCCGGCCGGGTTCTGGTACGTGCCGATCCCGGTCGCGATCGTCCGGGCGGCCATCAGCCCGCGAGCCCGGTGACCTTGAACACCGAGTACGGGTTCGTGACCACCTGGACGAAACGCGCGTCGGTCTGCACCCACGTGCGCTGCGACTCCGGCTCCCGCCACGTCTCGGTCGACAGTGGCTTCTCGAACCGCTGCTCGCCGACCTCGCCAGACTCGATCGCGTACGCCGTACCCGCGGTGACACGGTTCGACGCCTGGAAGGTGAGCCCATACGACGCGGCCACGGCCTCGAAGTCCGAGCCGTAGACGAGACGCAGCTGCGCGAGCTGGGCCGGGTTCAGCACCCAGGTGTCGATCTCGACGCCCAGCTCCTGCTGGTCCGCGAGGAGCTGCACCTTCGCGAAGTCCGCGGCGGGGTACGCCGACGCGGAAGACGCCGAGGTGCCAGCGGTGACCACGGAGTTCCAGTTCACGCCGGTGACGGTCTGCGAGCCGAGACCCGACAGCGCCGCGTCCACGACCGCGATCGCGCGAGCGTCCTGACGGCGGATCAGCGCATTGATGAGCTTGCGGCCCTCACGCTGGATCACGCCGCCGTCGTTGCGGTCGCGTGCCTCGTCGGTGACGAAGAACTTGCCACCGTGCTTCTCGACCGCCGCGACCTTCGGCTCCCCGTTCTCCGAGGTGACGATCGGGAACTCGCCACCGGGGGCGACCTCCTGTACGTCACGGGTCGGGAACAGGTCGTTGAGCGTCAGCTGGTCGTAAATGACCGCCCCGCCCGTGACCCCGCCGGGGCTCGAGAAGAACAGCGGCGAGATGTAGTTGCGGAGGGTGATGTCTGACAGGTACCGGGTGATGCGCGTCGGCTCGGCCAGCATCTGCTCCACCGTGATGGTGGAGCCGTTGACCGTGGGCGCAGCGAGCGGGTATGCCGCGGCGTTCTGTGTTGCCATGGTGTGTGCTCCCCCTTCTCAGTAGAGCTCGATGAAGACGTCGTTACCGGACGTTCCGGCCGACACGGCACGGCCACGGGCCTTGCCAGAAGCGATCGTGACGGCACGACCGTTGGAACCGACCTCGACCTCGGCGCCGACCGCGATCGTGCCGCCAGCAGTGACGGGAACGATCGAGCCCTTGCCGCGGACGACGTGGAGCTTGCCGCCCGACGCGGTGTCACGCGACGCGACACCGATCGAGAGGCCGGCGGCGGTCGCGGTGACCACCGTGATCGGGGTGCCGGTCGCGACATTCAGCGCAGCCGAGATGTCGACGAACGTCTTACCGGTGATCGCACCGCCAGCGGTGGCGGTAATGTCGTCCCCGGGCCGGAAGGCCGGGATGCATTCGTTGGCCATGATGGCTCCTTTCAGCGCTTCCAGTGCGCGGGGTAGGCGTCGTCGGACTCAACCGACGCGATGGCGTGCCCGATCTCCTCGACCGGCACCGTGTTCTCGGGGAGGCTGGCGAGGACTTCGGCGAAGCCCTCCTCGTCCTTGTCGAGCCGCGCACGCCACACGTCGCGCGACTCCGCGGTGATACGACCGGTCTGCAGCGCGGACGCGATAATGCCGTCGCGGCGCACCCGGTCCTGCTCGGCCCGCGCCTCGGCACCCTGGCGGGCGTTGTCCTGCAGCTGCGCGAGGACCGTCGCGTCGATCGCGACGAGCCCCTCCGGCAGCCCGGCAGACGGTGCGGGGGTGGTGCTGGTCGGCGTCTCGATCGTCGCGGCGGCGGCCGGTGCCGTCTCCACCGCGGCTTCGGCATCGGTCACGCCGAGCCGCTCACTGACGCCAGCCTGGGGGTCGTCGTGTGCCACGACGGTCTCCTTTCGGTTGGGGGTACCCGGCTCGGTCGAGCTCGGGGGCTTCGGGGCCGTCTCACGCGCGGACGCCGCGGCAGCACGAATCCGGTCGGTGACCGTGTCCTCAGGGGCGAAGATGAGGATGTCCGCCTCGTCTTCCTGGTCGCCGACGGTCGCCGCGGTACCGGCGTCCGGCACGGTGTCCACACGGTCCGCGAGGCCAAGCTCCACCGCATCCGCCGCGGTCAGCCACGTCTCTGCCTCGAGCAGCGACGCCCAGTCCTTCTCTCCGGCCTTCTCGGCGTAGACCTCGACCATCGACTGCTGCAGCTTGTCGAGGAAATCGGCGGTCTTCCGCATCTCGGCGGCGTTGCCCCACGCGATCGACGACGGCGAATGAATCATCATCTGACTGCCGGGGCTCATCACCGTCTCTGGGCAAGACGCGGCGATGAACGACGCGGCCGACGCTGCCAGCCCGTCCACTACAGCAGTGACCTCCGCGCGGTGCGCGCCGAGCATGTTCAGGATCGCCATCGCCTCCCACACCTCACCGCCAGGCGAGTTGATGCGCAGGATGATCTGCTCCACAGAAGCGGGAAGCGCGTCGAGCACCCGGGCGACGTCCTCGGTGGAGATCCCCCACCAGCCACCCCACGAGTCGATCGGGCCGTACATGCGGATCGTGGCGACCGTCGCGTCGCTGTCAGCCGATGCAGTCGTGACCGCGTTGAAAAACTCGACCTTCGACTTCGGCGGTTCAATGTCGCCCCAGTACCGCCGGTCGCGGCGGTCTGCCTTCGCGCGTTCCGCAGCCCGAGGCCGCGTCGGCGTGTTCACGTTCTGGCTCATGCGGCCTCCTCAGGCTCGTTCGATGCAATGCGGCTCACGTCCGGGCCATCCCCGCTGAGATCCGCTCCGGCGCGCCGGATGATGTCGCGCGCTTCGTCCTGCCGCAGCGGCGGCTTGTCGGTCGCGAGGTAGACCTTCTGCGCGGTCTCCGCGACGAACCGGGAGCGCTCCGCGTCCGTGCCTTCGTCCTGGACTGACGCCTCGCCCTTCACCGGCAACCCATACTTCGACCGCAGGAACTCCTCGAGCTCCGCGTCCTTTGTCAGCGCACCCGATTCGAGCAGAGCACGGATCGACTCAGCCGTCACGGGTTGCTGCTCACCGATCGCCGCGGGCACCAGACGAGGCGCCGGCTCCTGCGTGCCCCAGTTCTGATCGACAAGGTCCTCGATCACGTGCTGGTTCGTCACATCGGCGATGTGCTGCGCGACCGCGTTCAGCGAGTCCGTGAAGAAGTTCGCGAACGTCGACCCCAGCGCCCACGACCCCGTCTCGGTGCCGAGGTTCAGGAAGTGTGCGAGCACCGCGCGAGCGATCTGCTCGTCGTAGTAACGGATCGCGGCGTCCGTGTCGGGCAGGTTGCCCTTCACGCCCACCAACTGGAACGTCGCCCCGTGTGGCAGAGACAGGCCAGCCGCGTCGCCCGCCCGAGCTTCCTTCGCCTGCTTCAGGCCGGCGGCGATCTGCTCGTCCAGCCAATTCACCGCGGCGTCGAAGTCATCACCCTCTGGCGGGGCCGCGGAGGTAACCACAGGCAGCCCGAGGCCGTTGCGCTCCGCGGTGAGCGCCTGGATGCGCAGCACACGGTCCTTCAGGATCGCCATCTTGTACGCGGCGCGCAGCAGCGACTCGCCGTACCAGTTCGCTCCCTCACGCTCGTTGACGAACACCACCAGTCGGTCCACGGGGATGCGGATCTCATCGAACGATCGGCCGACGAACATCCCCTGACGGAGTCCTCCCGGGAGACCCTTCTGCTTCACCGCGACGAGCCCGCCGTCCTTCGCGACCTCAATGTCAGAGATCGTGCGTGGAGGCCGCCACGCGAGCTTCGCGAGGTGCGCACGGCCTGCGTCGTCGTACGAGTACACCTGCTCGAAGATCGAGTGCCCGTACACCAGCTCCAGCAGCGCAAGCCGCAGGAACTCCGGGAACGAGAACCGGCCCTTCGACCGCAGTGGCGCCTTGAACGCCTTCCCCTTGATCTGCAGACCCAGGTCGTTCGCGACATGCTCCGTGACCTCTTCACGACAGCCGGTGCCGTCGATCTCCCACCGGGTTCGGAGGATCGGCAGCGTCACCGCCCGCACGACCGACTTCACCTGCGGGTCTTCGCGCCGCATCCGGTCGTACACATCGATCGACTTAGGCCACTGCAGGTCAGGGTTCTTCTCGTACGTCCATGCCAGCAACGCACCCCACGTGACCACACTGGGGTCCGCCTGATATCCGATCTCGGGCAAGGGCGGACCTCCTCATGTGTCAGAACCGGAGCGTCGCCAGGTTCACTTCGTCTCGAGCGACGTCATCGCGTCGCAGCACCGCACCAGCCGGCGGCGGCGGAGTTCGCTTCTTCGGAGACGCCTCAGCCTTCAGAACGCCCCACAGCGCCCACGTCACGGCCTGCGCCATCGAGACGGGCTTCGTCTTGTCCGACTGCTCCCACGTCACGCCGGCGCGGCCGATGTTCCTCGTCGTCGCGAGCTCCAGCGACTTCGTCACCTCGTCCTGCTTCCGGTGCGGAACCAGTCCGGCGTTCACGTGCTCGATGAACAGCGTGTGCGCCGCGGCGATCTCGTCGAGATTCATCGCGAGGTACTTCACCCCCGCCGCCTCGAGCGCACCGAGCACCGACGCCGCGTTCTTCGGGTCGAGCACGACGAGCGCGTTCCCGTGCTCCGCCTTCAGCTTCTTCAGCATCGGCGCGATCCACAGCGTCCCGCGATCGGTGTGCAGGTGCTCCACGGCGATGCTCTCCGAGTCAGCGCGAACGGCCGCGCCGATCGTGCCGTAGCCGCCGCCGCGACCCAGAGCCAGCGACAGCACCACACCATCGCCCGAGACCGCGGCGTCGTCGCGTGCATGCCGCTTCCACACATCGAGATCCAGCTCGGACAGCTTCGCGGCCTGCACCGGGCGCCGGTTCGGCCACACGCTCAACCGCAGACGCCGCACCGAGTCCGGCGAGAGCCGCGAGATCTCATCCTCGATCGTTTCCCGCGTCAGCCCCGGCCGATGACCGAGGCCGGGATTCCCCGCGACCCAGTTCCGCTCGTCCCGGATATCGATCCGCTCGGCCCGATCAGGATCATCCGACCCCTCCGGACTGAACTCCATCCAGCCCGTCCGAGGATCCGACCCCGACCGGCCACGATCGCGGACACCCTCCCACACCTCGGAGTCGTTCAGCTCATCCGGCACCGTGCCTGTGTAGATGATCTGCGTGTTCTCGACCGCGGACATCGTCGGCAGCAGCGCGTCCAGCGCGGCCTGTGACATCTGCTGCGCCTCATCGACGACCAACACGTCGACCGTGAAGCCGACGCCCGAGTTCGCCGACCTCGCCAGGTACAGCAGCCGGTTACCGTTCGCGAGCTCGAACCCCTCCTCGCCATGCGCGGTCGAGATCCGAGTGACCTCACCCATCAACGCCGACGACGAGGTGATCACCCGCCGCAACCTCAGGAACGCCTCACGCGCCGTCTTGAACTGGTGCGCCGTGTGAACGATCGTCTTCGGCTCACCATCCGGCTTCGGCCACAAGTACAGGTGCGCCAGCGTCGCCGGCGACAGCACGTCACCCTTGCCGTTCTGCCGTGCGACCAGCTCACCATGCTCCGTGCACACCCACCGGCCGGCCTCATCAACCGAGAAAATCGAGTCGAGCGACAGCGCTTGCCACGGATCGCTGCGCTTCCCCGCGAGATACCACAGGTCCAGCGCGTCATCCCCGAGCGACCCCGCCCGCGGCGGCAGCCTATGAAGCCTCGGCCGCTGCGAGCCTACGAGCTCGAGCTTCGGCAAGTTGGTCATTCAGCGTGACCCCCTTCACCTGCCCATTACCCTGCAACTCCGACAGCTCCCGCAGAATCTCCCGCTGCTCCCGCATCTGCAGGTACGCACGCTGAGGATCATTCCGACGCAGCGTCTTCACGAGCTCGCGCGACTCCTCCAACATCTCCTTGAGGATCTCCACGCGAGAAACATGCCCCTCATCCGTCACCGGCGCCGGAGCCAACGGCACATCCGGTGCCGCCGCCGCAGGCTTCGCGACCTTCGCCGCCCTCGCCACCCGAGCAGCACCCGACGTCGAACGCCCAGCATCATGAGCCCGCTGCGCCTCCCGGCACGCACTATCCACCGGCACCTTCTCCTTCAAGTGCCGCTTGTAAGCCGTATATGTCCCACACGGCGCCTTCGCACGCGGCATTCAACACCTCCGAATTGGTGCGAGCTTCGATTCAGTGCGAAACACGAAACGGAGCGGGGAGAAAACTGCCAGGCACGCGCGGGAGGTGGGCAGCCGGAGGGCGTCGCTGGATTTTTTTGAGCGGCGCCCGGGCGTTGTGTCTGTCTGGGGTGGGGGTGGTTAGCCTCTGTACCCGGGTGGGACGGTCACACTGCGTGTGAGGCGCTCGTGGGGCTCGGTGGTGCCTACGTTGTCGCGTGTCACGGGTGTCGGTGCAGTGCTGACGTGGATCGGGATGTCGACGGTGCCGACCTCGACAGGATCGCTGTCCCCGATCTGGATGAGTATGCGTCCGGTCAGGGTCGCTGCGATGGCGGCCATCAGTCGGTCTCGGTCGTCGCGATGGATGGGAGGGCGTGCGGGAGTAGCTGGTCCCGCATCTCCGGCGCCAGGGTGGACGAGTCCATGAGTGCGTCGGCTTCGATGCCGCGTGCTGCGTCGAGGCTGCGGGGTGTGATCACGGCGACGGGTTCGATGCCGAGGGCGCGGGCTTCGTCGTACCCGGCCTGCTTGGTCTCGGCGAGGAAGATGATGCGTCGGTGCGGGTCGGGGGTGACATCGACCTGCTCGATGGGTTCGGCCGGCTCCTGGTAGTCGAGCTCAGGTGCTGGACCGTCGGTCGCGACGATGACGTCGACCTTGTGGCTGGTGTTCATGATGCCTCCCAGATCTCTACGACGGCGTGGTCGTTCTTCCGGCTATTGCAGCGGCGGTGCATGGGGATGAGTACCTGCCCGACGAGTCGGCCGCCGTTCGCGAGCGCTTCGTCATGGTCGGCCGTGAACGACATCGCGTGTTTCGAGTCGAGGTCGGTGTCGATGTGCTCACCGCATCCCCAGCCGGACGGGGAACCGTACCCGCACGGCAGGTCGTATTCCTTCGTGCGGCGCTTCAGTGCCGCCTGTTGCCGGCGGTACGCACGGTGCCCTCTGCCGTCGCGGGCGCGTTTCGCTGCCATGGCCGCCTCCCCCGGGGGAATGGGAACGCCCCGGGCGGGGTGTCCGTCCGGGGCGTGGAGTCGTGCAGGTGAGGTTATGCGGCTCGGGTCTTCTTCTTGAGCTTGCCGTTCGGCTTCAGCTCGTACGTGATCGTCTGCCCGCTGGGCGAGAACGCTCCGAGGATCAGCAGGATCAGCGGGACGATGAACGCCGTGAGCACGCCGAGCAGGATCAGGAAGAGGAGGCCGCCGCATCCCCACTGGTTCTTCCGGTACACGACCACCCGCGTCTCGTCCGCGTACCGGATCTCATACCCGCGGGTGAGCGCGTCATCGAACGCTTTCGCGAGCCGGCGATCGGTCGGGCGCGGATATGCAGCGGAAGTGGTCATGCGGACACCATATCGGGCCGGTGCGACACGCGGCGGTTAGCGGCGCCGCCGCACCCGCTGCCCACCAGCCTTGAGCGTCGGCAGGATGTCGAACCACGACGGGCCGGGCCGTGAGCGGTGCCGCTCAGGGTGCGGGGCGGCGACGATGGCGACCACGGCGCCGAGGACGATGAGCCAGCACATCGTGCCCACGCTGCCTCCTCGAGTGGGTCGCATGCCCTACGCTTCGCTCATGGCGACAAACCCTGCATCGGTCCTGGCCGACATCCTCGAAGACTGGGCGAGCGTCGCGAAGGGGAGCACCGTCTATCAGTCGCGCGGCATGAACAACGGTGCGACGGCGGCAGAGGAGTGGGTGAAGCACAGCGAAGCGGCCCAGCTGCTCGGCGAGGTGCGGCAGGCCCTCTTAGCGATGGAGGCCACCGGCCGAAGGGTCGACCACTACCAGCGAGCGTTTGGCTACTGGGCCCGGGGCGTGTTCGCGCCAGACCTCACCTGGGGTGCCGGTCAATCCTCACGTCAGCAGCTCATCTCCGAGCTGCAGATTGATCAGCTTCGAGCGCTGGCCGACCGGCTCGACGATTCGACACTCGCTGTGCGGATGGATCACGACCTCGAAGGCCGTGTCACCAGCGGTTTGGACGCCGTCGAGGACCTGCTCCGTGATCCGACGATGGACCTCACCGAACCCGTCCGCAACTACCTGTTCCACCTGACCACGTCAGTCAGAACTGTGCTCAGCGAGCACCGCGCGCTCGGCGGGGTGGATCTCATCAGACGCATCAACGAACTCTTCGGCGTGCTGAACCAAATCGCTGACGACCTCGATAAGCAAGGCCAGTCCGGCGATTTGGCTTCCCGCATTCGCCGTGCCGCTCGCAACGTCGTCCCGTTCGTGAGCTGGATTGGCGGTGCCACCGCCGGCACCCTCGACGTCGCCGCGAATGTTCAACAGCTCACAGGTGGGCTGAGCGGATAGCTATGCGTGCAGGGGTTGGGTGGACACGCCTGCCCCCTGACCGGTTCCCGCGGCGAGACGGTACCGGTGAGCCGTACCCGCGCGGACACGCTGCGAGAGCGCTACGCCACGGGATGGTCCTGGCTGGACGCCGCAGCTACAGCACCAGGAAGTCTTCGCGGGACAGGCACACGATCCCCCACCGGTTCCCTGCCCCGCGGCCACCGAGGGCACGGTGGATACGACGAAGGCCCCGAGCAGAACTTTAAGTCCTGATCTCGGGGCCAATTCGACGGTTCTATGTTACCAGAGCGCTGTTCGCGATGTTCACGTTTCCGGTGTGTCGGTGATCTTCCCGCTGATCTGCCCGTCGGGTCGGATAGTCACGTGCCCGACCTGACGGCCGTCGACGACGAGCGGCACCCGCTGCCCCGACGGCCGGCCCACGCGCGCCCGCATCCGGGCATCCGTGGCGAGCAGTTGGGATTCGAGGACGCGGCCGTTCGGGAAGCGGCGCAGCTGCCCGTCGGCGATCCACCGTCGGATCGTGCTGCCGCCGCGGTCGACGCGTTTCGCGGCCTCCTCGAGCGTCAGCCACGCGTCACCCATCGGTGGACTCGAGCGCTTCAGCAGCGTCGAGCAGCAGCCGAATGACCGTGCTCGTCAGGTTGTACCCGCCGACGGCGTACCCGTCACGGATGTGATGCGCGGCCTCGCGAAGATATCGCGCGTCTGCCACGTGCGCGGGCACGTCGCGCGGACCATGCGGCACGTGTGGGCGCGGGACGCTGATCGTCTGGTCCTCGTGCTTCGCCGTCGGCAGCTGAGTCACGACGAGGTCGTCGAACTTCTGCGCGAGGTCGATCGATGTCGCCTGCTCCTTGGTGGTCAGGTTCCGCCATCCCACCTCGAGCCGCTCGACGAGCTCGACGCGTGCCGTACCGTCGTCATCGATGCACCCCGCGGCCATCTGCGTCCCGACTTTCGCGTTCTCGAGCGTGATGGTCAGCAGCGTCTGATTGAGCGTCAGCATGGTCATCGTCCGGTCTCCTCTCGCGGCCCTGCGGCCGCCTGAGCGGCCCGCAGACCGTCCCGCAGCTCCTCGGCCGTCAGCGGGTGGCAGCACCGCCCCGCAGCCGCCACATGCCCATACGGGCTCTTGCATAGCGCGCAGCAGCGCGTCCCATTCGCCTCGCTCACGCGACAGCCTCCTCGATCATCCGCAACCCCTCACCCGTCTCCACCGCGCGCGACCCGCACCCGCAGCGCACCTCACCCGCCGGCCACTCCGGCAGATGCGTCCACGAGTGCTCGTGCGACCTGATCCCGAAGTACTCCGACCACAGCGCGACCTCATCCGCCGGCGGCTCCCACGCGCACGCCTCGTTCGCGCACCAGAACACCGTCGTGTCGCCCAGCATCCGCGGCGCCCGCACCCGCACCGTGCGCTGCTCGCACCGCGGGCACGGCTGCTTCGCCCACCGGTCCGGCATGTGATCCGGCCACCTCCGCAACGCCATCGCGATCGTCCACGAGTCCTCGTCAACGGCCGGCCCGAGCACGGCGCGCGCGAACCCATCCACCCGGTGGTCGTTCACGATCCCGGGCAGCTGCTCGAGCAGGTAGCCGGCGGGCAGCTTCGCCAGGTGGTACACGTCCGGGCCGTCGACGCCGGCGGCGAACGTGTGCGTGCGGTACACCATGTCGTCCCCGAACACCTCAGCGAAGTACGTCAGGATCGCGTACACCTCGTCTGCGGCTTCGATGGCGTCGAGCGACATCGGCGGCCGCGACTCCGACGACATCGGTCCGCCGAGCTTCTCCCGGTCGTACACCTGCGCTTTCATCGGGTCGATCGTTGCCCGGATGCGGACGCACAGGTCCGGGGCTTCGACGAGGTGGTGCCGTAGCCGGCGTGCGCACCGGTCGCAGAGATACGACCCCGCGGCGGCCTCCCGGGGGTCGCCCTCCGGCGTCGTGCACCCTCGCAGGCAAGCGCGGGTCATGACCGCACCTCCCGAGCCTCCCGAGCAGCCACCAGGGCGGCACGCATACGGTCCCTGCGAGGCACCTCGTTCCGGCGCGATGGCTGCACTGGACGAGGCAGAGCCCTAGAGTTACCGCCATGGCCCTGTCCACGATCGTCTCGCTCGTCGTCGTCGCCCTCGGCGTTGTCACCCTCCTCATGGGCGGGGTCGGCCGCCAGCGTGACACCCTGATCTACGCCGGACTCACCGTGCTCGCCGGCATCGTCTACTTCGCGCTCTGGCCCGACAACTTCCGCGCCTCCCCACTCATGCCGCTCATCGCCGCGGCACTCGTCGTGGTCGGCGTCATCTTGTCGCGCCGACACCGCGCGCCCGTCGAAGACTGATCGCCTCTCGCTCACCACCCCAGGTCACCCCCACTCGCGTACGGGTCCTCCGGCGGCACCTCGTCCGGGTACGCCAGATCCGACCCATCCGACGGCGCCGGCGCGATCGGCGGCGCCGAATCGATCAACCGCGCCGAATTCACCGACACATCCACCGACGTCTTCGGCCCCGACGCGCTGTCATACGTCCGCGTCCGCGCCGAATGGAACCCCGACACCGACACCACCTGCCCCACCTCGACCTGCGGATGCCGGTCGAACCACGCCGTGAACCACGAATGCCGCACCTCCCCGCCGTTCTTCGGCGTGTACGACTCCTTCAACGACACACCCACCGACCCCGTGCGTGTCTCGAACACGCGCTCCACGGTCGCGTTCTCCACCACGATCTTCGCCATCTTCCCGATCCCTTCCCTCGATCAATCCACCGGCCGCCACGGCCACCGCTGCTGCCCCTGCACGTTCGACTTGCCCAACTTCGACGGCCACCCACGCGCGTCACGGTCACCGCGCCACCGCACCATGTCCACATGCAGCGGGTTCTTCCGGTTCCGCCGCAGCCCGTACCCGAACTCCGGCCACCCCATCAGCGCCGCCGACCCGCGAGGCCGCAGATCCCGCTCCCCCGTCGCGTTCGTCGCGTGCCCCGCATGCGCCTCGATCACCAGCGCCAGACCGCGATCCCGCAACGTGTCCAGCGACGCCAGCAGCGGTGCCGCATCATCGTCGTTGTTGATCGCGCGCGGCGTCAGCCGGTACAGCGGCCCGATGAACAGCACATCCGGCCGGTACTGGTCCACCAGCCGGTGCACCATCCCGAGATCCATGTCTCGCGTCAGATCGAGCCGGCGGACACACGACACGTGCATCCGTTCCGAAGGGTCCCCCGCGCCGAGCTGATCCAGCGACCCCGCCCATTTCCGCGTCTCACGACCCCACTGAACCTCCGTGTTCTCCGCGTCGATCACCAGCACCCGAGACGGCTCGATTGGGTACTCACGGAACGGGTGAATGCCCGCGGCCGCCGTGATCGCCATCTGCCGGATGAACGTCGACTTCCCCGCACCCTCACCACCGGTCAGCATCAGCCGGTCGCGCCGCTCGAGCAGGCCGTCGATCACCCAGTCGTACTCAACGTCCGCGCCGAGCAGCTCATGCAGCGTCATCGCCGACAGCTCGTCGATCGTGTGCTGCTCCTGCAGATCCCGCAGCTCCTCCAACGCCTGACTGATCACGAGCTCAGGGCCCATCTCAGCCAGCCGCTGCCGCATGTGCGCCGCGACCACGTTCGCGCCCCGCTGCAGCGCGGCCCGCCGCACCTGCGCCGCGTAATACCCGACGTTCGCCGCCGTCGGCACCTCCGACACCCACTCGTGCAGGTCAGCGACCGACACACCCCGCACACCCCAGTCAACGAGACGCCCCGACACGGTGATCACGTCGATCGGTTCACGGTTCGCGTACATCGACGCCATCCCCGCGAACAGCTGCCCCAGACGACCATCAGCGAAGTCGACCGGTGCGCACTCTTGCGCCGCCTCCCGCATCATCCGGCCGTCGAGCATCACCGCCCCGACCACCATCCGCTCCACGTTCACGCTCATGCCCGGTGCATCCATTCGTCCCGTCCAAAGTCATCGACCGTCGCGCGTCGGATGTCCGACGGCCACAGCCGCCGCGACTCGGCCCGGTAGTGCTCCTTCATCGCCTCGACCGCGTCGACGTACTCAACATCGGCCAGCAACTCATGCCACGCCTCGATCGAGAGCGGCGTGACCTCCCGCCCCTCCACCGCCGACACGTACGTGAGCACCTTCGCCGCTTCCGACTTCTGCATTTCGTTCTTCCTCCTCGTATCGCGCCACCAACTCGAGCGCCTGCAGCTCCCGCCGCTGCGCCGACGACCGGCCGCGCCCATGCGGGTTCGCCTGCGCTTGCGCCTTCAACGTCGAGAACTTCTCCCGGAACTTCGGCATCGAGCGGATATTCGCCGCCCAGAACTCGTCCGACGTCGCCCACCGCATCAGCCACTCGATCTGCTCCGCCGTGTACCCATCGATGCGGAACAGCCGCTCGCACGCCTGCCACCACGTGACACCCACCGCGCCGACCTTGTGCCCATTCGCCCGAACGAGCTCCGCCAGCAGACCGCACAGCCGCTTCACCTCATCCGAGTACTCGGCCGCGTCGGCGCCAACGGCGTCCGACGAAGACTCACCGTTAGGTGAGTTATCTGTACTGCTCTGTACTGCTCTGTACTGGTCCTCGGAATCCGATTGGATTCCAGCGTCATTCCGTACGGAATTAGCGTCATCTTCCGCGAGTTTCCGCGACTTGCGCTCACGGTCTTTCGCAAGCAACTTTCCGATTTCATCGGCACTTTTGTTCCACTTGAGCCAAGAACGGACGAGAAACCCGCCCGAAACCGGCTCAATCAGACCGACTTCCACAAGCGATTTCACCCGCCGCGGGACCGCCCGCAGACCGTTCCCGACGATGTTCGTCATCTGCCGCTCGGTGATGAAACCGTCCGACGAGACCGACGCCAGGAACGACAGGCACCGCACGAACAGCAGCTCCGCATCCGGCCCCGCCTCGAGGATCGCGTCATCCATGAAGTACTGCGCCGCGAGCGGCACGTACGGCCCCTTCGACTTCGGTCGCCCCATCAGCCACTCACCACCTTCCATGTTTCGTCGACCGGGACCACCCGGTCAGGCACCCACGCGCCGTCATCCTTCAACCGCACCCGACCCAGCACCGCATGCTCGACCGGCTCCTCCTCCGGGTCCGCGAACCCGCTGATCTTGATCCCCCGCCGCAACGCCTCGGCCTGCCAGGCCGGATCGGACTCGATCAGCCCATTGATCACCGAATCGAGCCACACCAGGTTCGACAGCCGGTGCAGGCCGGCCCTGCCGCCCATGCCCCGTTGCCGGTGCTGAGGCACCAGCCGGCCGGTGTCCTCACCCGTCCACGCGCACACGTGCCCGTCGCGGCGGTCGAGCTCGGCAAGCACAGCCTTCGGTGTCGTGTTCACGTCAGGCTGCCTCCGCCTCAAGCTCAGCGAGCGCGAGGTCGGCGAAGTGCTCCACGATGTGCAGGCGTCGCTCGCCGCACGCGCACCCCTCACCGAACGCATCCACCCCGATCAGGTAGTGCGCCGAGAACGACCTCAGTGCGCTCACGCTGCGACCGCCTCTCGCACGTCAACGAGACGAGGCCACACGATCGACAGGGCGAGCTCTGCCTGCTGCGGGACCACACCGTTTCCGAGCGCCTTCAGTTCCTCCGAGCGTGAGATCCCAACGCCGGTGACGTGACCAGCCGGGAGACCCATCATCCACTCGACGAACTCCGGCGCGAGACGGTGAGCACCGCCCTTACCATCAGGGTTCGTCGGCGCCGGCGCTACTCGTCCAAGAACTCGCTCCCAGCGTCGGATCGCGGACTCGTAGGGACCCCACTCGACAGCAGCTGCGCCGCGATCGTCAGAGGCATCCCCATGCCGTTCCCATTCACCCCCGTGGCTTTCACTCGCTCTCGGCGCGCCAGCCACGAGGTCGTGTCCTCGCCATCGTTCGTCACCGACGCGCTCGGGGTCGGCAGGAGCGTGACTAGCGTGTTCAGCGGAACGGTGTTCCGCACGAGCTGTGACGGTCCTGCCGTGTTCGATCCGTCCTGCAGCGTCGGCGTCGGCAGCAGGTGCTCCACCTCGTCTGCCAGCGTCGGACCATGCCCGCCCGCTTTCCGCTTCTCCGGATGCTGCGATCCGCCGTTCACCGCGAGCTGCGACGTTGGCGTCTTCAGCAGCGCGTGCCGCGGATTCTCCCGCGACCCGAGCTCCGTCCGCACGACCGCGTCCGTCAACGTCACGTCCGAAGGCGTCGAACCTCCCGAGGCTGCCGCGTCGCGAGCCGTCGGCGTAGGCAACGACGAAGACCCGGAACCGTCCATGCGGGGCACCTGCGTCGGACGCGCGTACACCGACCCATTCCGCATCGAACCCGAGATCGGAAAGGTCGCCGAGTACACGGTGAAGAGCCCGGAGAGCAGGTCGGCCGGGTCCGTAAGGCTCTCCCAGCAATCCCGGTTCGTGTTCCACTTCGCTAGTGGCGTGCGCTGAGTATGCTCCACGGACGTTCTCCCAGATGACGATTG